CGCCGCGTTCGTCGCCTGGGCCAGGCTGATGCCGCCCTCGGTGCCACCCAGCGCACTGATCGTCACTACCCCTCGACCATTAGCAGGAGTGATTTGCATGGTGCCGTCTGTGTTGGTGATAGCAGTCACAAACGGCGCGTAAGCCATGACCGCAGATGCGTTCGTAAGAAGTTCTGACAAAGTATAGCTTGAGTTTGTACCAACCGTGAACGCTTGGCCTTTCGTCCACGGCATACCAACAACTGACATGGTATAGTCACCCGGCAGTAAATTGGTAACCACATTCCCGTATGGTGCCGCGATGCGGATGGGTACGCCCATCGCAACCGCCGATCCAATGATCGTGGGTTGGTTGGTGTAGAATAACTGTATGACGGTATTACTCGGCAGCGCTTGCCCGGTGTAGTTGGTGAGTGAAAACGTTACGGTTGCAGCCTGCAGCCCGCACACCGTCATCAGCAGCAGTAGAAGGTATTTCATAATGGGAATCTCTCGTTCAGTTTCTCGCGCCGTTGCGCGCATTTGGCGCAGTGCTTCAGATCCGTTTTGGCTATCGCGTCAATCGCCACCGCGGCTGGGTATGCCACTCGATGCACCAGGTCACCGAGACCGCGCACCTTACCGCCCCGCCGGGGTTTGCTGATTTCGTAGATCATGGGCACCTCACACCATTGTCGCTGTAGTCATCTTTGAACTCACCTTCCGCGCACACGTGAGCCTCTTGATCCAGGTAGATTGTCCACGAAGTCTCATGTTCTATCGGCACCCCATGCCCCTCATTGTCATATCCAAGCGAAGCAGGCGGATTCAAAATGAGGCCGGTCGGCTCCGTATCACTGTCACATTCGGCCAGGGTCGCGATATGCCCATCCCAGGCGGCATCTGCTGGGAGCGCTGGCGCTGTCTCAGCCCCTATGTGTGCTCGGGCCGATCTTGCTTCCTCAAGTGGCCTGACCGGGTAGTCCGTCCCTTCTACCCAGGGACTCCTTGGCACCGGCGGTTGCTCTGGATTGCTGTTTGGGTCGCAGGGCGCGTGTGGCGTCTGGTACAGGGGATCCGTGAAGCAGTCGATGAATGTCGCCTGCCAGATCGTTCCGTAAAGTCCATCAATCCCCAGAGTCGGGAATGGTTTGGTGATGCCGTTGTTGAACACCTCACCGTTGGGGCTGATGCACATCGCAAATGGATTACACGGCAGCCACTCGCAGCTCTGCTGCTCTATGGTCATTCCTGAGACATCCTGTCGCATCCCCCATTGCGCCTGTCGCGATCTCGGCTCGGTGGGTGACTGGCCGCAAGCAAGTAGCCGAGCGTACTCGCCAAGGTCGCGGTTGTTAATCTCCCACTCCAAATACACATAGTCACCTTTCCATTGCTCATCATGCCACTTATAAGCCGCTGCGCCGTTGCTCGCTATAAACCCGCCGCCGGCATACGAGCCGCTGAGTGTACCGACCACCCGGAACTCGGTAGCACTCACCGCGGCCGTAATCGACACATTTGCCCCAAGCCCAGGCACGGCTGTGAAATCGACCAGGTCGCCGACCCTCAGGTAATGACACTCATCTGCGAGAACCAGGTCGATGTTTTCCCCGTTTTGAGTCGCAGTTGAAACTTCAATTCTTCCGCAGATGGCCGGCGCGGTGGGCCAGCGAACTTTACCCACGATTCCTTCCCCGCAATTCTCGATCACATTCGACACCCCAGGCCATTCCGCTTTGGGCGTGAGGCTCAAAGTGTCCCCAGACTTAGTGATCGTGTAGAAACCGTCCTCATTGTTGGAATCGTTGCACACGTACACCAGGTCTCCGCTCGTATACAGCGCTGCGCTGCGGACTGTCACACTTCCAGCCGAGCTTTGCGTAATACACTGCACTGTGAGATCATCCAGCCGTTCCCGGTCAGGCCCGCACGGCCGGGAATAATTGTGCGAAGGCCTCGGCACGAACGTAGCGGCAAACTTTTGCCGGTAACACCCTGCGGAGTCTGCAAATTGCCATCCGCCACCGGGCAACTGCCCGGCTGGCTTGGGGAGAGATGCAGTGTAATTCTCGGTCCACTGCGTCGCGCATCGTGGGATTTGGGCGTCCGTAGCCTCCATGTGCGCCTCCACGCCGCTTATGACCTCCGGATCAGTCGCCGCGCCGGACCACGCGCCCTGCGCAAACTTGAAAAATAACTGACCGGTATCACCAACACACATCCGCCAATTGGTGTGGTCGAAGCTGAAATAAGGACCATACCCGGCCGGCAGCGGACTCCCGACAATACTGCCATCCCGCACCAGTGCGCTCGGGTCTGTGTAATCGCATGCGAGTTCTTGATCCGGGCTGACTGGTACTGTGACCTCATTGCGGGTCACGAGCGGCCCGACCATCACAAAGCCGTCCGACCTCCACGGATACTGCAGGTCATTCGTTAAATCCCATTCGTCCAGCAGTGCGTCACAGTCGGCTACCACCTGGGCCGCGGTGTACGGAGTCGCCAGTCCTATGGACGCCGTGAGGGTCGTCTTGTGCCAGCCGAGCTCCGCGTCTTGAGCGTACCATGAAACAGAGACGTAAATCGATTCGTTGTTTCGAATGTTACTCTCGATAGCCTCCGCCTCGCACCCTGAAATATCTACTCCATCAAGAATGGGAATCAAAAACTGGGAGACGATCACGGAGTCCGAAGGTACGGTGAGTGAGCCGTCGCAATACAGCCGCACGCGCGAAAGCTCTTTTGCTTGGTCCAACACTTCTGGCCCGGGGCCATAGCCAGGCGGATACCCTGAACTCGTCAGCGATTCGCTGCACGAGCCAACCGTTACCACCCCTGTGTACCGGCCGACCGCGACGCTTCTTGACACCGTCGCTGTGTAACTGCCCTGCCCAGGATCATCCTCCGACCCTGGTGGTACGGCCGGTACACATTCAATGGTACCAGACATTGTTAGCGACAGGTATTTGGTTTGGTCGGGAGTAAGGACAGCAGCGTGGCACGGCACACAGGTGCTATTGTCATGCGACAGGAATCCGAAACGCCCGTGCCACACCTTCCAGGCCTGGACATTCTTAAATCCGATCTTCCGGCAGACCGAAAGGTTCTTCACATTCGGGCTGTCAGACGTGAATGCGTTGGTCCCGTGCGTCGCCGTGCTCACGATATCGCCCATAGTCCATGGGGCACAGGGTGTATCGTCGCTCTCGAGGCATCCGCCAGCCGGCTTCCCGTCTGTGCATGTGGGCCAGTCTTCGTCCGGATAAACGCGCGCATACGGGTTGATCCCTGCGGCATTCGGAGGCTCATGGTAATCGAGCACCTTCGTTACGTTCTTAAAGCTCGCAATCCCGTTCTCCGCGTCCTTACTGTGCTGCCAGAAGGACCCCAGCAACCAGGTGCGGACTGTTGGCCATCCGCCGGATGGCGGCCTGTATGGTGTTCCGAATTCGCCTGCCAGCTTCATGTGGTGACTTCCTGACCTACGATGCGATAAACCTTGGTCTGTCCGGTTGACGGATCGCAGACGGTCACGTCCACAGTCTCACCAGCAACCGAGCTACCAGTCTTCCGCGCATCAACCTGCCGCGCCGTACCAAACGGCGTGATTGACGTTGAGACGCCGGGACCATCAACCGGCTGCATACTGATAAGCGCGTCAACCAGCACGTTCCACTCAATCTTGAACGCAGTATCAGCCGGGTAAAATTTCTGCGGCATTCTCATGCGGGTGTATCGGCCAGGGTTGCGGAGCCGTAAGCCTCGTACAAAAACCACGACGCAGACGAGAACCCGCCTTGGTAATGATATTCGATTGACGTTTTGCCACCAGTTGCCGCACTCACTCGGGGCGGCATCTTGAGCCATTGAGTAGTCGCATCCAACCCAAACCACTCATTCGTGGGCACGCCCTCGAATGCGACGACCTCGGCTGATGTCCAGATTTTGCCAACCCCGGTATAAGCCGCTTGAACCTGCGAGTAGGTTGCCGCTGTGATGCTGCGCCTATATACTGAGTTGTATCTATAGCATTTGTCAGTCCCGCGCAGTACAACGTTGTTGAAAAAGCTTGTCGCATTGGTGGCGCTTGCAAATCCAAGTTGCGAAATGTCCCACGTCACACGAGCAATCGGGTTCTGTAACGTTTCCCAGGTCGACCGCACCGGAACCTGATAGTCGGATTTCGAGTTGTATATCCCGTCTTCCCAAAACTTTACTACCTGCTTCAAAAGCTTAATGTCAGCCGCCGACAGCCGCACCGCCAGCACCGGCGATTGCCACACGCTTACAAGCTCAGCCGAAACGTCAAGGTCATGTTGGTTTGTCGGCTGCTCGACCTCGGCTCCGCCTTCGTCTTCGGGCAACCCAGGGAACGTTGCCGACAGTTCCCATTCGCCGCCCTCAGCCGGGCGCACGCTTATGAGCGATGCGCCATTAGCGCGGACGATGGCTCGTTGCGATTCAATCTCAGACCGAGAGCCGGTCCATGTGTAGCGAGTCTGCGTCCCACCGCGCAGTTGCTCGTCAATCTCTGGCCCCTTCAGCAATGGTCCAGTTGTCCCGCTAGCTCGTAATAGTTCACTCATCGAAATGGGTCTGTTGTGGTGTCGGGTTTCGTGTTGCGCTCGATGTTCTTGAGGGCATCAAGCTGCCGCTGTTGCACGTCACCATTCATTCCAACGCGCAAAAACTGCGACGTGTAGAGCCCAACCTGCGCCATGTTGTCGGCCTCGGCGCGTGCAGTTGGCTTGACTAATTGTTCCTTCATCGCCGATTTCTTGGCCTGCGAATCCTTTTCGTCCCACTGCTTATTGATGGTCTGCACCTTGTTCTTGTGCGCGACTTCGAGCGCATCAAACGTGCGCCGTAGAATCTTCTTGTTGAGTTCGGAAGCGTCGGCAATTTGCTTCCGCATCTTCTCGGAAGCCTCGGAAAACTCAAGGTCAGCAGAGGCAATGTCCTTCTGCCGGCTGTCGCGCATTGACTCGATTTCGGCGTGCCTAAGATTCTTCAAGAGTTCGGGGCGTTGCTCGACTCCACCCAACAAATGCCGGGTCGCATCCATCGCCGCACGCTGCGTCTTCCGGTCGTTTGATCGAATGTCAACCCGCAACCGCTTTGCGTTCTCTTCGCCAATGATTTTTGCGCCGTCAACGAGCACCTTGTCATAAGCTGCTACGATTTGTTTTCGCGAATCCCAAGCGTCTTTGGTGGCTGATGCTTCAAGCTTTTGCGCAGCCTTGGCTTCCTGCATCGTCGACCAAAGTTTGGAGACGGCGAACATGGCACCAGCAGCAATTGCAGCCGCACCGCCGAGCTTAAACATTGACATTCCAACCGATGCCGCAACCTCCTTCAGACCGATGAATCCAGACGCCACGGAGTTGACGGCCATAGCAATTTTTGGGTCAGCAAACCCAGCTAGTTGAGTTGCAGCGTTACCAACAACTAACCCCTTCTGCGCGGCCATCGCGTATTTACGCTGAACGTCAACGGTCTTCGTACCGCTAGCCGCTGCCTTTGCCTGGATCGCGTCCAAATCTCCTTGGAATCGTTTCGCTTCATCACGTGACTTTGCAAGTGTTTCTGTAAAGCTGCTATTGTCAAGCCCGAGCGTTGTGCGTAGATCAGCCATTGGATAGTTTCTCCGGTGAAACGTTCTCGCAATCTGAATATGTAAAGAACACTGAGCGCCACAGCTTCGGGTTGTCACACTCCTTCACTTGGTCCCATTCAATAGCGGTGTAGTAGTCGTACCGCCGAGCGGGCAAATAGCCGTTCAGTATCTCGGTTTCACTCAAGCCGTATTCCAGCAGCTTTAGCTTCAGCAGCAGTTCCCATGGTGCTGAGAGTGATATAGTCCCGCCGCTGCGTTTCCAAATCGGAGGTTGCGCGTATCCATCGAGCAGGTAATTTCTGAACGCAGATTCAATGTCAATCGGCTCGTGCCTCGGGAATGGCCACCTGCTCGCAATCGTGCGCCTGCGCCACCTCTTGATGAGTTGCGGCAACGTCCCGTAGCTCAACGCCTCAAGTCCTTCTTCGTATGTCAATCCGCAAATGGTTGCACCGATCAGGATGTCATCAAGCCCGCAATCGGCTTGCGAGTTGCCAGCGAATGGCAGCCCGCACGCCTTGAACAGTAGGTGATGCCCAAGGCAAAATGGACGCAACGCGATGCCGCCAACCGCAAACGGTTTCGGCACCACATCCACAGGGTTTGCGTAAGGTGACATTACGACTCGGCGACAACGGCGAACGTGTTCGGGTATTTGATCACCACGAAGTCAATCACCGGTGTTTCGTCCGGCGTGTAGCTCAGTGTTGCCGAGTCGACATAAGCTGCGGTCGACGCAATCTGCGCATCGTTCGCGCACGTCACAACCACCACATCACCCTTTAGCGGGATGGCCGCAGCTATTGCTTGCGATGCCGCCAGAGTGGCCCCGGCTGGCTTGGCCGAGAACGACAGGCGCAGCGTCTTGTTGCTCCGTCGCATAGAAATGACTTCATTATCGTTGTCGCGACCGAACGCAATGTCAGCCTCAGAGCTTTTGTCAATCTTAGTGAAGATCGTCAAGCTAACCGAGTTTGCGCTCGCAACCGCTTGGTTGCCGGGTGTTCCATACGCGACTGTTGCAGCGGGTATGCCCGCCATTGCCGCCTTACCGCTTACTGCTAATTGGTCCGCTGCCATGATTTATCCTTTGGTTGTTTGGTTAAGCTTCCGCAGCCGCTATCAAAATCCTGCACGCGGCCGTATTCGCCTTTGCGTAGATCGCCGCAGCCCCAGGCGGCAGCACCATTGACTGCCCGGCTAACAGCTTTGCAAATGGGGTAGAACCATTGTTGACAAGAGAAATGTCAACGTAATTGGTTGCATCGAGGTTCTCGATATACAAAGCGCAGGGGATGCCGCTGATCTCGCCAAAGCCCAACTGCTCCGCGCTGGTGCCGATAAGCTGAGTGGCGCTGTAAATGTCATCGCCCGTCATGCTTATGGAGTAGCTGTTAGCCGCGCTAATCTTCGCGAGCTTGTTAGCAATTATCCCCGTTGTGACTGTTACCTCGTTTGCCATATTATGTTCCAGCTTCAGGCAGATAACACTTGACCTTGAACTGTGTTTCTGACGTTATCCAATGCCCCTCCTGGTCAATGTTCGTAGTGAATGTTTTGCCCACGTCTGCGTGGTAAATCCCGAGCTTGTCGCCATCGGTCTTAGCTGCCAGTTGCGTTGTCAGGTCGGAAGCCATCAGCGCACCGCGAACATGCGCCACGCGCTGCCAATGGTCAATCATATCCGATGCATACGTCGCCTCGGTCCACTGGCTCTTGACCATTACCTGAACGTCAGCAACGATGTTGCCTGGTGAGTCTGGTTGATTCACGCCACCAGGACAAAACGTTACAATGCGATGTGCTTCATCAAGCGCCATCGAGTCGACAAAACACACAGCAGGGCAGGTGTCGGTGATGGCTGCATCGATCACATCCATTAGGTAATCTGTTACCGATTGAGAAATGATTGGCTCGAATCCGGCGTTCACTTGTTAGCCTTTCTTGCCTTTTGCCACTCGTCCTTGATGCGCCGGTCAATGTCGCCTTGCATGGCCTTAAGTCGGCCAACCTGCGCCATCGGGATAATCCGCATGAAATCGCCGGACGATGCCCATCGGCTTTTGTTAATGAACGTGACATAAGGACGAGCCTGGGAAACACCATTGTATGCGCCGATGTTGCTTTGAACATCCGACGACCGCGCAACGTGTCGGCCTATCCACCCAGTCAATCCAAGCTTGCCACCGCATCGAATGAAGCCCGCACCCCATCCCGCTTTTCCCTCGCCAACGGAACCTTGTTTTTTACGCACGTACGCCCGCACCGTCGCGTCACGAGTCACTACGACATTGAGCCAGCGCCAGCGGCCAACGTTCACGGTCCTGGTGCCAGCCGTTGAAACTCGGCCCCGCTTGGTTCTCGCGAACGTGTGGAATTTTTCAAGATCAGCTTGCGTGGCTTTCGGTAGGAAATTGGCTTGATCGGTGCCGTAGACTTCCCCCTTTTTGGTCGCGAAAATTCTGATCGCCACTTTTCCTTGACATTTCTGCATTGGAAACCCGCCAATTGTTTTCTGCGCTTGGCGCTTTACATCCGGGTTGGCAGCTTTTGGCACCTGCTTGTAGCCGTAAATCACTCGTCCAATGTCCTTCTGAACGCGCCTGATCCCGACCTGCCGAGCGTTCATCCCCTCAACCTCAACGTCCTTTAGCACCGCTCCATCATTGCGCCCGCCAAGCATCCTGATAATTGACTTACCACTGAATGGCGGCGTGCGGTCCATCAACTCTTTTCCGTACAACATCCCCTGGTATTTGATAGCTTCCATGAGTGACATTCCCGAAGCCGCCATAAATTTGGCTAGCATCTGGTCAAACTTCGGAAGGTCGGATTTGAAGATGGCTTTCATGCACGTTTGGATTCACACAGCCACTTGACCGAAACCTTGTCGCTTGGATCGTCCTCGAACTTCAGCACCCGATGCCACATGCCATCCGGCTCGGTAAACCGCGTCACAAGTCGCGGGTTGACAACGCACCCGGCATTGCCGTGGAGCCTGGTATATACTGGCGTTTTTGCGCGTGCTATTTCTGTAGGGTCCGGCAACATCGGCACGTCTTCAATGAGCGCAACGAATTGTTCGCCAGTGGATGCGGTCACGCTGCGGCCTGAAAACTCAAGGCCAACAGAGAAACCACTGGCTAAAATGTCGTCGGCTAGACTCATGGTTGTGAAGCGCCGGGGCAGTGGATAAACACACAAACCACCGCCCCGGATGGTGGGCTAAGGTGCGCCAAGCTTTGCACCCCACTTGATAGTCAAGTTGGTGGTGTTGACGGTCGCAGCGGCAGCATTAGTCAACGCACTGATCTGGATATACCCCGCGCCATAACTGTTGATGTTCGTAGTTATGGTCGCGTCACTGGTGCCATTCGCTGCCCAGGTTATATACTGAGCAGTTGTAGTGTCGAACGTGGTCCCATCCACCGAGCGCCGAATGTAAACGCCCAAGTTCGCGGTGCCCGCAGCATCGTTGCGGGTAGTGAACTGTAGGTTCACATCCTTTTGTTTCCGAACGTCAATGACGGTCGCGATGTTGGTTGCAGCACTACCGGCGCAGTTGGTTCTAGTGCCGATGTAACTAACCGCGGTCACTGGTGTGTACCGCTGTGCCGATGCACTGCACACCAGCGCCAAACTGAACAGAATAACAAATAATGATCTCACTTCTTTCCTTTCGTTTTGGGTTGAATTTGCGATTTGATGACACGCTCGGGCTCACCCTCAAACACCATCACCAGAGCAAACTCGGGGTCAGGTTTCTTTATGAGCGCACGCTTCAAGAGAAGGCTTTCGGAATATATCTGAGTTGGGTTTAGCAACTCAAGCCTTTCCTCTCCATGACGCCTACCAACAATTAGAAGTTTTCGCATTTTGTATTAGCCGGGGCTGCTATTAACAACCCCGGCCTGCAAGTTGGTTACGGCTGGCAGATGCGTTTCGCGGCAGTGGCTTCGCCCGCGATGCGGCCGTAAGCGCACTCAATCGCCATGCGGTCGGTGTCCATATCAGCATCGCCCCAGTGCCTGAAGTTGAAGGACAGGCCGGTCTGCGCGTCGGTGACAATGCTGTAGTCGATCAACGAACCACGCACGCCAGGGGCAGGTGCCACCGGAGCAAATGCGGCCAGGATCGCCGATTTGAAGAACGCAACGCCGATCAGTTTCTCGCCGTTGCTGGGAAGGTTCGGAGTCGTCCCATACTCGAACCCGAGGAAGCTCGGAAGCTGCCCGGTCCGCATGACCTCTGAACCACCAAAGGCCATCGCATTCTTGAACGCGCTGTCCTTCATCAATCCATTGTCAAGTGCCGCATTGGTGATGAGTCCGCGACCAACCAAAGGCCAGTTGGCGTTATCGCACGCGGTTTTGACATCGATAATTTCGTCGCTGGTGGCAACAGCAGGGTCAATAGTTACGGGGGCAGCGCCGAATGTTGCCAGGGTGACGAGGGACAGAACATCCGCAAACACATCGTACGCCAGTTTCTCGGCGTTCATCTGAAGCAGCTTCACCACGTCAAAGAACGGCTGGCGAGCGAGCGTATCGGACGGGTAATCGAGCGGCTGATATTTCCGCTTGTCGAGCGTGATTTTTTTGGCCCCAACTTCAGCGGTGCCGCCCATCACGTAACCGTTTGCCGAATTCCAATCGGTCGAGGCGTCGGCCCGGAGCGGGAAATACGGAACTGAAGCAGTTGCCGCACCGCCAACCGGCACGTTGTCAAACACCGTCGAAAACATGCGGAGCGGAAGCAGACGCTTTGAAAACGCGCTGATGCTTTCCTGAATCGCAACGCCGAATTTCAGGTCGCTGCTGATGGTGTTGGTCCCGGCGTTCATGAACTGCAAAAGCTTCTCGCGGTTCTCCGCAAAAATGCGGCTGTTCGACAGACCGCGCTCGGCAGCAGTATCGACTTGCCCGCGAACCATGTTCGCAGCCATCGCCTTCAAAATCGTATCTGGCGCGGCATTCGTCTCGATGACGCGATGCGTCTTGACCCCGTGCGGCTTCGACTCCAGCGCGGCCAGCATGTCAAGCGCGGCCTCGTCTTTGGTCGCCATCGCAACCCACTTCTCGCGCTGGTCGGTGGTGATCTTGTCATCAATGATCGCCTGATCAACGGCCCGCGTGATGCGGTCCAGACGCTCGGCGTTTCGCTGGTTGGTCAACGCGGTGAGCGCGTTCTTCAGCTCAACGATTTCGCTGCTCTGCGCGGCGGGTTTGGTCTCGGGCTTGATGCTCTTGGCCAGCAACTCAAGCAACTGCTCTTCGGTGGCTTTCTCATCCACCGTCATGCCCAACTTGTTCAGCAGGGCCAGGATCTTGGATTTATCCATTTCACTTCCTTTGGTTGTCGGTGGTTTGCCACCTGGTTTGACCCCGCCGGCCAATGCACGAATCGCGTGCAGGTCATCAGGGCTAAAATTGTAAAGAGGGGTTCCTTCGGTGATGGAGTCGGCGAACTTCAGAGCGACGCATTGCTCTCCGTTCATGAGCTTGTTTTCCTTCATGATTTCGCGACACTGCTCCTTGGACATGCCGGTCTTGCGCGAGTATATACCGGCAATCATGTCGGACACGGTCTCAAGTCTGGCGCATGTTTCCTCAGACTTTTTCCGAATATCGTCGGCGTTGCCTTCAACGATGAATTCAGCCCACGCATCATGGATCAGCATTTGAGATGCGGCAGCGGTTCGGACCTCCTTGCACCCCATGAGAATCACCGAAGCAATCGAAGCCGCTACGCCATCGTTGAATCCAATCGTCTGCCCGCCCCACGAAAGGATCTTGTTATATACTGGCAACCCCTCGAATACCAACCCACCACGCGAATTGACATGGACATGCAACTCTCGGGTGTTGTCCATGCTCGCCAGCTTATCAACGCAGTCCTTTGCGCTCAGTCCCTCGCCTGTCCACGGATCTTTTCCGATGTCCTCATAGATCATCAGTTCAATCGGTCCAGTGGTTTGCGCCTGGTTTCTGAACGAGAAGAGAGCTTTTAAATCAGGGGTTTTCATTCTTTGGGTGGTGGTGAAGTTTGTGTTGTGGTGTCCGCTGGCATCCACGGCAGCACGATGCCGTTAGCCTTCAGGAATTCGCATTGCTCCTTGAGCTTCATGGCGTGCTCGCGCCAGTCCAGACCGAGCGGTCCGAATATCAACTCAAGATTGGTTGCCCCGGATTGAAGCTCGTTGAGCATCGCCGCCGAGTTGCGGCCCACATCAACATTGACGGCACGAGGTTGAGCTATGCTGACTTCATACCAATCAGCTGGCGCACCAAATAACTCGGGCTCATTCTTGATCGCCCAACCCATGACGTGCTCGTAAACGCGCCGGACAGCTTCAGCTATGACGAGGTGCCGCGCCCGAAAGTAAGAATTCGCCATGTCAAGCACGCCACGAAACAGCGTTGCTGGCATCTCATCTGGATAGACCAGGATGCGCGGGATGCCTATGCCACCACACGCTTTCTCTTCGCGCATGACATAATATTCGCGGGTGACGACTGACGGACGCTGCGAGACGTACTGTTGGAAATCTTCGTTCTGGCTCAGCAAAATCGGCTGAACGCCGGTAATGCTCTGCACCGCTTTATCTCGGCTGGACTCACCAGCAGACCCGCCAACTGTGCGCGTCGTTGATGTAATCTCTGACATCCGCTCGCGCCGGTGTTGATCAAATGAAATCGTGCCAGCCTTGGCCTTGATGACATCGGTCCTCGACGCTGCCCATTTCGCAGCTTCCATCTCCAGCGCGTCGATCTCTGCAAGGTCGCGGAACTCGTTCAGGACAGGCGTACACATTGGAAGCTCGCGCACCTGGCCAGCCCGCCAAGGCTCATACAGATGGACAACATGGTCCGCGTCGTAACACTCGTATTTCTCTTCAAGCTGCCCATCGCGGCTTGACAAAAACCAATAGGCAATGGGCCTTCCACGCGGGTCTAGTTCTACGCCGTCAACAATGTCAACACCTTCGCGCTCTGACATGCTCGGAGGGGTTTTGCAAAGGTGCGCTTCGTAGGTGTCAACCCTCGGGCGTCGACGTCCGTCCTTGTCAGGCTCGCCATAGGTCAAGATTATGAACGTGCCGCCATCGACGAATAAAGCCCGGCTCCATACCGATTCCAAAACGTCCAACGAATAACGCGAGCGCAGGTCAATGTAACGGCATGTCTTGCGCCAATAGGGTTTTGCCTTCTTATTCCAAACCGGGTCGGAGCTTGACGGAGTAACCTGCAACCCGCTGCCAACCGTGTAAACCTCGTGGATGTCGGCCAGGCGATTGAACAGCCCGGAGTTTTTGTCAAGATTTCGCGCCTCCTTCTGAAGTTCCTCACGCGTCATCCTGGTTGCATCTGCGCGTGCAGATTGCAACTTGGCGTAAGGATTATACCCTCGCTTACGGCTGTAATTGGCCCCGCTGAAAGGCGAGTTCGTCACATAGTTGTATATTCGATAAAATGAATAGCCGATGACATCGCGCACGAATCCCAGACTGTTTTTTATGGAGGCAATCGGCTTCATGGGAGATAGGCCGACCAATCGGGTTCGATGCAATGCACCGGCTCAAGTGCTCGCAGCATTTCGGTGAGGATCTCGGCGTCGGCTGGCGAACCAGTCAGGTAAGCAACCGCCTCGTCATATCGACGCAACAGTTCATCAGCCAGCGCCGCGCGTGACTCAGGATCGGTAATTGTGAATCCGGACGAATGCCCGGCGTTGGAAGTAGACGTGACAAAGCGCCCAGACAACGCGCCATCGATAGCACGCCCGCGAGCGTACGCTTTCAACCCTTCGTAAAGGGTTTTAGCAGATTCCTCCGCGCTCCAAGCGATTTCCCGAAGGATCAGCCGCTTGACTTCAGGCTGTACAGTTGCCATCTGCGGCAACTAGAAACCATCCGCGCTATACTCGCTAGAGACAGAAGCAGGACAACGATTGACAACGTAGGCCAATGAGCGCCACTAATCGACAAAGCCGCGTTGGCGAAGCAGGGAAATAGTCTTCAACGAACGATAGCGCACAGTCTGCGTGCCGGTGTCAACGCGGCATTGATCAAGCCTCCACAGCGCAGCCCGACGCCGGACAGTACGCACCGAAAAACCCGTCATACGTGCAATGTCTTTCTGCGTCAAGAGTGGTTTGTTGGTCATTTGTCCTTTCCGATTTCAAGCTTCAATAAGCCGTAGTAATACGCCGCCGCAACCTGCATGTTCTCGCAATCGAACAAGTGGTTAGGCCAATGGCTTCGACATTTCCAGTTGTTCTCCACGCGCCCGGTTCGGTGATTGACAACTGATTCCTTGTATTCCGCTGACATGTGCTTTCTGTATTCGTCAGTTGCAACCGACTTCAGCACTGACCATTTGTAATCGACCATTCCCTGGCGCAACTCCCAAAGCCGATCCTTGAAATAATCCGACGCGAACATGAACCGCATAACGACGAGCTTGCCCTGGTCAGCCGTTCCAATCCAAGGATCAAGGAACTCCGTCCCGAACGGTTCTTTGATCCCGGTCTGCGTGTTCTTCCAGCGTTGGTTTGTGCTGAACCCTTTGACCGGCCACCAGCATATCGCCAGCGGACAACCGTCTTGACGTTCCTCAATAGTCTCCACTCGCTGGGCGCATTCGCGCTGCACCTCTGGAAATTCCTTACGCTCCTGAAATCCAGAGTCGACAAACACGTCAATGTTTTTGACCCCATGCTCCTTTTGCTTGGATTCGACTTCTTCCCAGGTTTCAAGCGGGCCAGCGTCAAGAGCGATAGATTCACTCGCCCGCCATTCGCGCACGACATACCAGAACCGCGGGTGCGTCTGCTGATAGTCAACTGTCAATATCCGGATCGCCTTTGAGTCGGAAAGCTCGATGCGCTCAACAGTATTGATTCCAACAAGGCTGCTATCCTGCGCGGTGTACGGCTCGGCCAGGTCGCCATTGATGAAGCCCTGCAACCCAAGCAACGATTGCTTCGCTTGCAGAAATTTAAGTGCCATCTTGCCTATGGTTGTCCCAGGACCACACGCATACAGCGACGACAACTGCCGCGACCTGTAGCCGCATTCAGATTGCTCCGTTGGCTTCCAAATGCCATTGGCTATCATCCACGGTTTCTTACCGTCCTGGATGTGTCCACCGCAGTGACAGCACTCAATACGCGCCGACCTGTCAACGCGGTCAAGATCCCAACCCTTATCACGTTTGGCTTCATTATCCCATGTCACCCACGATTCAACACCGGTCTTGCTCAAGGTGTAAAATTTCTCAGACCAACCGAACACGATGAGCTTTCCACAGTGGGGGCATGGGACATGATACCGGCGTTGATCGCCCTTCCGGAAGTCCTGCCAAATCAACCCATCGAACAGGGTAGGGGTCGAAGTCTTCCGGATCTGCGTATATGCTTTATCCTTCACGCGCTGCTCGGCCAGGTTCACCGCGTCAGCTTCACCCTTTCCGCCCTTGTCGAATTTATCCACCTCATCAAGCACTACCTTTCTGGCTGGACGGCCGGCAAGGTTAGCTGGTGAGTTGCTACCGATGAAGTTGACGCACGATGCGCCGAGTTGCTGCTGGAGCTTTTTGAAGTCATGCCGCTGCGCCCCGCTCGGTATCAAATCCTTGGTCACCCTCGACGCCCGCAACATCGGCTGCCATCGCGTCTCACTGAACGATTGAGCCAGTTGTTGCGAAGGCATCGTCCACAACAGCCCGCATGGGTCGCAGATGATTGACCATGCAGCACCACCCATGAGCATTGTCGTCTTGCCGGACTGGCTACCAAAAACCTCGACGCAGTTGTGATAATGTTTTTCGCCCCAGTCGTCCAGCGGCTCACGCATGTATTCGCGCCCGGTCAACGTAAATGGTCCGTGGTTCTCCGCTTCGTCGAATCTCAGGTTTGGCTCTCCGTTCTCGTCGATGTGGCAGCACCACTCCGAGACGCTTCCGCTGAACGGGTCCGGGAAATGTCGCACCAGCATCCCGTCAATCGTCTCGCGCATCTCGGCGTCTGTCATAGCGTTTGTTTCTCACGCACCAGCGGCCAAAACTTCATTGACCATTTGACAATCTCTTTCCTCGCAAGTTCCGGATCGACCGGGTTAACCAACTTCGGAAGCTCAGCCTCAGCGGTCCGTATATACTGCGCCACGATGCCAAGGCACTTGTTCAACCGCTCCAGAACAATCTCGGGCTTCAGCAACTCGCCTTCAACCTGGGCTTTCTCAATCTCCATAAGCTGAGCTTCTGCCGTCAGCTTCCTAAGTTTCGCCGCCTGTATTCGTGCGGCCATGCTCTCAGCCTTGGCCAGCCGCTTGGAGATTGCCTGCTGACTAACGCCTCTGGTGCGGGCCAAGGTGGTTTGTGTCACCCTTACAACTGGTTTCGATTTTCGGCGCATAAACAGATTTGGCCCGACAATGGACC